AGGACGGAAAGATTGTACGCATGAATAAAAACGGTACAGTTAAATCTATTCTTGGTCCATATGAAGTGAAGCATCCAAAGAAGGATAAGTAATGGCAGATACATACTCACCTAATGATGGTATGAAGGCTGCTGCAAGACGTGCCTTAAAGTATAAAGAAGATGGCAAAGCAACAGGTGCTGGTACTCCAGTAGGTTGGGGTAGAGCAACTGATATTGTAAATGGTGCGTCTATGTCTCTTGATACTGTTAAAAGAATGTACTCTTTTTTTTCACGTCATGAAGTAGATAAAAAAGGTAAAGATTGGGACAATGCAGAAAATCCATCTAATGGAAAGATCATGTGGTTAGCATGGGGTGGAGATGCAGGGTTTGCTTGGAGTCGTGCAATAGTAAACAGAGAAAAAAGTAAAACAGAAAAATTATGGATAGGAAGTCCATTTAGTCTAAAGGGGTAGTAAGTATGGAAAATTTATCAAAACAAGATTTATTCCAAATTATTGAATTTTACAAAACAAAAGTATCTCAACAAGAGTTAAGTTATTTAGTTTTACAATTAGAAACAAATAATAAAGTAAAGTCATTAAATGACAAGATAGATAGCAATATTGCAGATCATGAAAAACAAATTAAAGACTTACAAAGTCATTCACTTTACTTAGCAGAATTGGAAAAACAAGCAAAAGATAAAGAAATACAGAATATTATAAAAAAATATGAAAAAACAGAAAAAAAAATAAATACAAAAACTGAAAAAAAATAATTGGTAAACAATAAAATGTTATATTTGTTATGTATCATGTTGACATCTATAGCCTTTTGCGCTATACTTATATTAATGAACAAAAAAAGAAATAAAACTTTTAATAAAGTATTATATCGTCAAAGCGATATGCATAATATATTAAAAGATTTTTTCTTTAAAGACATTTTTGATGATAAGGTTGTTAATTCTCAATCCAAAATATGGCGAGACAAACAAACAACTAAGGTTGTCATAATAGATCAAAAAGCATATTGGGTGTCAAATAACATGTTTTATGTTGGAGACACAGTAGATGGAAAGGTTAGGCCAGAAACTGGCAAGCCTTTAGACACAACCAAAATGTCAAAAAAAGAAGTAGATAAGATGTTATTCATCCTGGATAACTTAAAGAATGGGAAAATAAATGATAGTGGCAGTGCAGGGAACTAATGAGTTTAATGACTATAATCTATTCCTTCGTGCTATAAGTGTTGCTTTATCTGGAATGAAGGAAGAAGAAAAAGATTTCATAATTTATTCTGTTGGCCCAACAAAGGTCAATTCTTTTGTTTCAGAGTTTTCAAACCTTTCAGAAAGAGGAATGAAAGCAAGAGGTCGTAAGATAAAGTTTTATAAAGTTCCAGAAAGTTGGGTACATGACAACATGGAGCACATAAACTATTTTGCATTTCTTAGCAAACCAAAAGAGCCAGTATCAAAATTAACAACTTTTGCAGAATCAAAAAATGTAGAAGTAGGAATCTTCCGTTACTAAAAGAAAGAATATAATGATAATCAATTCGTTGGCACAAATGGAAAAAATTGTTCAAAAAAATAAAGAACTTGCATGGATTGGCTGGGACGTTGTAGAACGTAAAAGATCAGATCTTGCCAGAACATCTCCAAGTGGTGTACGTGTAAAGCATGCATGGTACCTACAAAAAACTTTTAACCTTAATCGTAATGGTTGGGATATTCCAAACAAATACGGTCAGTAAATGAAACAACATTTATGGAAAGATGAAGCAGCCTGTCTTGGGCTTGATACCAATATATTCTTTGATAAGTATGAAGATGAGGTAGAAGTACGTCCAATAGTAGACTCAATCTGCCAAAGATGCCCAGTATCAAATATTTGTTTTGCTAACGGTGTTTCTGGTAAAGAGTATGGTGTTTGGGGTGGAGTATTCCTTGAACTTGGAAATATATCTAGAGAGTTTAATAAACATAAAACTAAACAAGACTGGGCTAATACCTGGCAAGCATTGACAATGGAGAAATAGTGTATACAGATCAAATGCGTAGAGCCTTTCACTCTATAATTCCTCCGAAAGGTTTTAAAATAGAATTAATTGATAATGAACATTTTTTAACAATTAAACTAGACGAATATGTATTTGCAAGAATGGTTCATGATGATAAGATACAGGCATTACAGTATGTACTAAATGCAAAAAAAGCATTAGAGATGGAAGGCGCAATTGTGTTGGTTACAAGAGAGGCTATTAAATGACAATCTTTATATCTATAGCATCTTTTCGTGATCCAGAACTTCCTTATACTATTAAGAGTGCTATTGACAATGCAAGTAATCCAGAAAACCTACACTTTGGTGTTGTTTATCAGGGCCTGCCATTAGAAATGCCAAACTTTGACTTTGTTACAAACCTATCTCTTGTAAATATGCACTCTAAAGAAGCCAGAGGTGCGGGGTATGCAAGAGCAAAGGCCATGGAACTATATAACAATGAAGACTATTTCCTTCAAATTGATTCCCATACAAGGTTTGCAAAAGACTGGGACACGATATCTATTGATCAACTAGAAAGAGCCAAGAATATTTCTGGTCATTCATCAGTTCTTCTTTCATATTTCCCAGCACCCTTTGAGCCAGAAAGTAATGGCGGTATGCATTTAATAAAAAAACATCCAAAGATAAAGTCATACCCAACTAGACAGAAGATAGCCTTAAATAGAAAGAATCAGTGGACTGCAGAAAGACTTGAGTTTATAAATAGAGCAAAAGAAGATCCAGAAATATCAGAGACCGTCCTTGGTGGTTTTATGTTTTCTTATGGAGCAATGGTTAATGAACTTCCATATGATCCAGACCTAAGTTTTTTTGGTGAAGAGATTTGTTTTGCTATGAGGGCTTGGACTAGAGGCTGGGACATTTATTCCCCTGCAAAAAATATTGTTTATCATTTTTATTCTCGTGGCGGATACTATAAAATTTGGGGAGATAGAAACCTAAGAGGTTTATCTTGGAAAGAGTTAGAAGAAATATCATACAAAAAACAAAAAAGAATTCTTTGTGGTGAAGAAGAAGGAATCTTTGGTGCTGGAAACATTAGAACTCTTGCAGAGTATGAGATCTTTACTAATACTAACTTTAAAGATTTTTATAGTTTGACAAACCCAAGGCATTAGGATATAATTAAAATATGTGGAGTGGTGATATGAAAGATATTATTATTGTTGTTTTTGCAACCCTGTCATTTTGTTTTGCAATTTCATACGTTTTAGTTTTAAGACAATCTATTAAACTTAAAAGAGATGTTTCAAAACTTTTTATTGAAAAAACATTACTTCAAGAATATGTTGATCTAACAAAGTCTACAAAAATAAAAGAAGAATCAGATGATTCAATACATAAAGAAAACTTTATTAAGTTTCTCTCTGATTCTAGATTATGGGCATTTGAATATATTGAGAATGTGCAAAAAGGTTTAACTAAGTTTGTTAACGATGTTGATGCAGATATATCTCACTTTGATGAATACGGAGAGACTTTATCTATGTCAAGACCAGACTATCCATCTATGAAAAATATTTCAAAAGCATATAAAGAATTAAAAATACTACTTCCAGAGGATGAAATAAAATAATGAGAGATATATTATTATCAACATTAACAGGGTTTGGCTGTGGCGTGGTATTTGCTGCATTTAAATTGCCAGTTCCTGCACCACCAGTTTTTGCAGGGGTAGCAGGAATTGTAGGGCTATGGGCTGGATATGCTATACTATTTAAGATTATAAATTAGGAGGACAGGTGTCAAAGATTGAAGTAAAAGAGCCTGTAATTATTAAAAATGTTTTTAGTGATGAAGAGCATAAAGAATTAAAAGTTATTATGCAAAACTGGCCAATGCCTACAGAGTGGGACGGATCGTTTGGAAGACATATTGTAAACTCTCCCGTTATAGATGAGTATGGAGAAAAACTTATACCTTTAGCAAGAAAAATTTTTAATAGTGAAACTTTATTGCCATCTTATTCTGTATTTGCTCGTTATCAAGGTCCTGGGGCAAACCTTTATAGGCATGTAGATGATAATGCCTGTACATATACTGTAGATCTTTGTTTATATCAAACTGAGCCATGGGCAATTGGCATTGAACATAAAGGTAAAGATAGTGAATATACTTTACAAGAAAATGAAGCAGTTTTATATTATGGAAATGACCAAGAGCACTGGAGGCCAGAGTTTCCAAATCCTGAGTCACAGCATGTTGCAATGATATTTTTTCATTTTGTAGAGCCTGATCATTGGTACTATACTAAAGGGCCAAAATATTTAAATGTTATTCAAGGTGATCTTACAGAAGATGAATGGAACTCTGGCAAAAGACTAAAATAATTAGTACGATTTTCGTGCTATACTAATAAACGTTCTATCCTAGGAGGAAAAATGAACACAGAACAACTAAAGGCACTACTTGCATCATACGGACGTTCAGTCCTTGCATCAGGCCTTGCACTATACATGGCAGGCGTAACAGATCCAAAAGATCTATGGACTGCCCTTGTTGCAGCAATTGCACCCGTTGCAATTAGAGCAATCAACCCTAACGACAAGGCTTTTGGTATCTTGCCAGATGCTAAGGCCGTAGAGATGGCTCTGAAGGCTGCTAAGGCACCTGCAAAGAAGGCTGCAAAGAAGGCTGTTGCTAAGAAGGCAGCACCAAAGAAGTAACATTTACTTACAGAATTGCCAGTCTAGAAATAGGCTGGCTTTTTTGTTTTATGAGTTAATAATATTTATATATTTTTCTTTTAATGACTCTCTTGAAAAATGTTCAAACCCTAAATTAAATGCCCTTGTTTTCATTGCTTCTTTATCACTAACAATATAGTTATCAATAAGTTCAGCAAGTGATCTAGGACTAACTGACCAAACATCTACAGTTGCTTTTGCTTTAAATCTATCAATTCTTTCAGCCTTTAGTGTCCACTCATCTGGCAATACCGTTGTGTTTGGAGAAACCCTTGGCATAAACACTGGTAAGCCACTCATCAATGCTTCATTCATTGGTAAACATAAACCAGCATATCTTCTAGGCAATACCATTGCATCATAGCCAGAGTATAGATCCTGCTTGTTTACAACGTTATCGGTTTCTATAATAATTCTTTCATCTGTTGATTTAATTTCTAAAGGTGTTTGTGTTTTAATAACTAATTTGTAATCTTCCTTTGAATATTCAAGCATCTTGATAACAGTTTCGGTACCGTTGCGATCTTTAACGGCTGCCTTACCAGCAACATGCAAAATTCTTTTATGGTCTTGTGCATTTATATTTCTTACATCTTTAAATAACTCTGCATCGGTTGGTGGCGGTAGATGAATAACTTCACATCTAGTACCATATAACCTTATAATATCATCTATATGCCAAGTACTTGGAGCCAATAATACATCTGGTAATGACCAGTCTTCATGTTGTAAGTTACCTAAAAACTCATAGTTATATTGAAGGATGGTTTTTATACCAGCCATTCTAGCCATATCAATAAACTGTTGCGAGTAAAAAGTTTCACAACTAATAACAACATCAAGGTTTCGTAAAAATTCTTTTATCTCACCCTGTCTAGGAAACCCTCTGTCTGTTGTAATGCAGTTATAACCCGCATACCACTCTGGGTGCTGTTTATTTTGATTAAAAAAACTTGAGTTAATAAGTAGAATTTTGTCAGGCTTCAGCATGTCTACTAGTTCTCTGGTTTGATTACCCAAGCCAGTGTTATCAGATCTTGCTATGATACCTAGTCTCATTCTTTATATCCCCAAAATTTATCATCTGTAGTAAATTTTTTATGACCATCACGGCCATCTAAATGGTAAGATCTTTTAATGTTTATATCAGGATGATAGATCCATAACTTATGCATATTCCAGCCATCTTCGCTAAAAATATCATATGGCAGCATAT